AGTGTCCCATACAAACACTTGCATTTGCACTGAGCAAAAAGTCAACTGAGTCTGCATAGTTCTCATTGTTAATCCATGGCACTAATGCTATATTACAACCATCATATTCTTTAACGACTGGCTCTTCTACAATATTAAAGTTCTCTTCGAACAATAATAAGTCAGGTGAGTTAACATCGTTTGTTGATTTGAAATATGTGTCATGATTACCAAGAATCAAATCCATAGTAATGCCTTTATCAATCATAGGTTGAACAAAGTGTTCTTTGTTTGCCTTTAGACTTGCAAAGTTTATATACTTACGTCTATCAAAGTAATCACCTAAATGAATGATATGCTTGATACCATGTTCTTCTAAGTATGGAAAAAATATTTCGTTATAGAAACGTCCTTGATATTCGGTCATTGCGACCATATCGCCTCTGACACCCAGATGAGTATCATTTAAAATCGCTATTTTCATTCAGTAAAATTATCTAAGTTCTTTTTAGTCTTCTTCTTTGTTTTATTTTTTGATGTTCTCGGTTCATAATTAACCGGATTCATATTGTCTTGAAACCATTCTATATTTGTATTTGACATACCTCTAGTATCACCATCGATTGTATCGAATGCCGCTTCTGATAGTCCTGTTTCTTTTAGAATCTCTTGCTTAACAAACACTTGCTTTTTTTCTTTTTGTATTCTTCTTAGAAAGGCATAATAACAAATCTGAGTTACGTATGCAAAAGCATTGTCTGATTTCTCTCTATTAAAGTTCCTAATATACTGAATACAGTTTTCGATTGCATCGCAAATCATTTCGTCTCTGTAAGTATAATTAATGAAGTTAGGTCTAGTAGATAGACGAGTTGCAATCTTATAGATGCATTCCCCTATGTAGTTTGACATTTGTGGAGGGGTTTCTCCTTTTTCTACGGCGAGTTTAACTGCTTCGTTATGCTCGGCGACTGCTTGAGTGAACTCTTTGTTATTAACGTAGTGTTCGTTTTGTTTCTTAGTCATGTATCTAATATACTATAAAACCAATGGATATACAAGATGGTTTTAGTATGAAATTAAATTTATTTTTTTTTATTTTTTTTCAAAACCCTCTTACGATTTCGAAATTCATATGATATCATAAATATGTTGCCAGGGTGGCATAGCCATATATTAGAACTTAGGTATATAAGCACCAGATATAACTATATTCTCTCTCATGATTGCACGGGTTCCCATTCTATCTTTTTCACCAATAGTAATATAAAAGAATGTTACTGCTAACATTGTGTATATTATATAGTGTTTCACCTAGTGACCTACAAACTGATTGATTATGAAAAATGAAAGTAACATGAATCCGAAAACACAAACTTGAATTACAGATGCTACTGCCACTTGTTTCATAGGGTGAACGTCATGTAGTTTTTCAACCCATGATTCTGATGGTGACATATTAGCTACTTGTAATATTTTCTTTTCGACTTTGCTCATGCGAATCCTCCTGATACCGCTATTATCGATACCAGAAATATACTAACGAGACTTGATATCTCTAAGTGGTCTCTTAACTTTTCAAATTTCATAATTGTATACTTGATAAGTATATTATTGAAACGGGTACTAAAAATGGAAGAGTCATCAGTACTATGAATTCAATAGTTTCAACTGCGATTCGTTTTTGAGGACGAATTATATGGTTAATTTCTCTCGTTCTTCGCACCATGCTCTTCGCAAAATAAATTGCTTCTGCTGTTGACATGGTTTTCCTTTATTAATTCTAATTATAACACATTATAACATAGATGTATATGTTACGCAATCTATTTAGTAAAAAAAATATCTTAATGAATTGTTTTTTTGGAAAGGTCTATTTCTTCTTCAAGTAAATCAAGTTCTTCTTCTAAGTATTCATTTTCAGTTCTTAGAATTCTTGCCATGGCATCTCTGACCTTTTCTTCAAAATCTTCATTTCTTTCTTTGATAGGTATAGATTTATTTTCTATCATCTTAAACCAAGATGCTGATGCATTATCGTACAATGGAATGAATTGCTCATTCACTGAACTTCTATGTGCGATGTGGTCATAAGGAAACAATACTGTTTCGTCTGATGATAAGGGTGCATATGGGTAGAAAACACAATGACTAGATGCCCCACCAGGCATTGCAGTTAGATGACATATCATTGGCAAAGTAACCTCTAATCCCTTACCTGTATCACGAGTCATGCCCATGATTTCAGCACCTGTTCGAGTTTTAATTACTTCGTATTTTTGAGGAGTAAAATCTTTTGGTCTTGCCATATAAGTATTTATAAGTCAAATTCTTTAATTTCATAGTTGAAACCTTCCTCACTATAGATATTGATACGTTCTTTTAAATGTTCTAACGTGTAGTTATCACATTGTAAGTTATCTGCGATATCAAATAATCTCATACTATCTTTGCCTTCTGCTTTACGTAGACCTCTACCAATAGATTGTAGATTACGTATTCTAGATTTAGAAGGACTTGCGAAAACAATATTATCTATTTTCTTAATATTAACTCCTGTAGAAAATGTTCCGTATGATGCTAGTATGACACTTTCATTGGACTGCTCTACCACTTCTCTAACTTTTTCTCTGTCTTCAGTATCTGTTCCACCATAAACATAGTGTAAGTCTTTAACTCTACCATCTATCATAGGGTACAATACTTCACCATGTTTTTCAACATATTGAAACAGGACAAGTGTATTACCTGTAAGACTTGCGACTAGATTTGTTATAAAAGTGTTTCTACTATCATTCGACACCAAGTAATCCATTTCTTCCTGATATGACATTTTTTTCTGTTTAGTATGACGAAGTATGACACAATCAATAGATAAATTTGCCACCGTTCCTTCTTCCATGAGTTCTGAAGTTGTTATGACTTTTTTGACAGGACCAAACATTCCTTCGAGTTGAAGTCTATGACATTCAGAACCATCAAGTGTTCCTGTTGTGCCAATTCTGATAGCAGTATTCTTCATCTTTTCTAAGATGCCTTTTAGTGTTTGTGCTTTGAAGAGGTGTGCTTCGTCTCCGATGACAACATCGAAACTTTCCATGACATCTTTAGGAGCTTTAGCAAATGACTGCCATGTAGTGATTGTGATGTTCGAATCAAATACCGGCTGACCCGAATAAATTTTACAAATCTTTTCATCATATCCATACTCCTCGAAGTCTTTCGCCATTTGCTCTACCAATGAAGTAGTAGGGACAATGATAATAGTTTTGCAGTTGGGTAAAGACATTTCGCCTTCAAACCATCTACATAACATATATATAATAAGTGACTTCCCACTAGCAGTAGGAGATAAGAGTAATTGTCTGCCATACTGAACAGCAGTTTTAAAAGCATCTATTTGATAATCTCTTGGTTTAAATGGTAAACCTAATCCAGGAATTAAGTCGTCACCATTAATAAAGAAATCTACATCTTCGTCTGTTATTCGTGTTTTATCACCAATAACATCATGTATACCTTCGAATTTATAACCACGTTCTCTACAGAATTCATCTACGTATGGTAAAAGACCAATGTAGATTTTATTTGTTTTGATTGAAAATAGTCTGACTTTGCCATCCCAATATCGATTCTTAACTGAGGGCATGAACTTTGCATTTGGAACTGAGAATGAAAAGAAATCAAATAAATCTCTTGCAAGTCCATCATCACAATCAACTTTCATAAAGACATCATTGACTTTAGAAACTCTAACAGTATTAGACATATGGGTTACCGTGAAACCAACTAACTAGTGATTTCCTAACTCCTCTTGTAACAGGTGTAACTTGATGATATGTGTCTGAAGGAAAGACAATAAGTGTCCCTTTTGCTTTCGCACTAAATGGAATTGACTTTTTAAAATTACCAATATCAATAAGTGTATCATGTGTATCTAATTTATCAAAGACACCTTGATATTCTATGTAATCAAAACTGCCACCCTCATAATCTTCTGGGTCTGACAATTGCACTGTTGAAGAAAGTTTTCTGATTCTACCACCTCTTGATTGTGGTTTATCACCTGAATCTAAATGCCATGTATAAAAATCACCTGTAACTGGTGCATCAGGTCTATATTCGTATGTTGTATATTGATGTCTCTCTTGCCAATCCCAATGCAAATTCCAACCAGATTCTTGATTTGCCATGTTGATACCATCAACCAATTTGTTTTCTAGTTCTTCTGGAATTATTTCTGGTGCTAACCATACATTTTTAGATTGTCTGATATTACTATCTTTATTTCCTAACTTATGATGAGTTCTATCGTCTGGGTCTTCGTTACCTTGCCCTATCATACTTTCTTCTAACTCATATCTACTTGCGATAGCATGAAACTCGTTAACTTCTTGTGGTGTAAAATATTCCGGATATATCCAAATAGAATTTTTAGTAATCATTATAAACCTGCCATGAACTTTTTCCATTCAATAGTGTTTTTAATTGTTTGGTGTCTCCATGTTACATTCTCCATGCAACGTCTGATGAACTCAATGACTTCTCTTGTATATTCTATTTGTGCTTTGAGCTTTTGTAAGTCTGGGTCTGCATCATAAAAAACAGACATGTCGTTTTTCATAATCTTTAGACCATCAAATGGGTCATCGTTCCAACCCAACTCTTTGATACGTGCTTCGTCCATTTTACCGTTATACCATAACCACTTATCTTTCATCAAAAGACTACGTTTGAATTCTAAGTTCTTTAACTTGATAACATTATCAGTAAGCAACTCTGAATACTTGGCATGTAATTTTGGTACTTCTAATGAGGACTTGTCAAGTTCGATATCATCGATGACACAATCCTTGGACCACATTTCTTTAATTTCATCTAAAGTCATAATATACTATTATACTACAGTTTGTAGTATTTATGAAGTAGTTTTTATTTCGTAATATGTGAATCTAAATGATACAGTAGCAATGACTGGTTCTGCATCTGCACCTGATTCTAATTCGATTCCTCCTAGATTGATTGGGAATGCATCGTGGAATCTGAAGAATTTATTTGGTAAATTCTTGTTTGTGTTTGTTACTAGGGTTATATCTGAGAACTGATTTAAATCATTATCAGAACCTGCGTATATATTTGTTTTGTTAGTTCTTGTATCAGTGTATGTTCCAAAAGAAGAACCATCACCGACAGGTACAATAGAGTCCATCCAATCATATATCTCTTTGAAGTTTTCTAAATCTTCGTCAACTAAAAACGATACATCTAACGTATCGAATGATGCTTTATCACCAGGGAAGTAAGCATCTAAACCTGAACCTGTAGGTTGTGTTGTTTCACCAAATTGTAAACCTGGTAATGTTACTGTTCGAACATAGTATTCTACATTTGGTGTCTTATCAATAAGAAGTCTAAAATTATTCTTATTGAGAATAGATTTGTTTATATTAGTTGCCAAGTTTTATTACTCTCTTAGTTGATGTAGTATCTTGATAGTCATCACCTCTATATGTTCTACAAACAGTTTCTTCACAAAGATAACCGTCTTGTATATACTGAGTAGTGATTGTTCTATTCAATACATTGGTTGTTTCTACACCATTAGGAAATGCACTTTTCTCCCATGGTCCTTCTAACACTTTCACATTTTTTGCATAATTTGACATTGTTTTTCCTCTAAAGGGGGTGATAATTCACCCCACAATACTATTTATCTAACTTATTTCTCATTAACAAAGTCATTGAACTGTTTTGCAGTATCAATAACATCTTGTGCTGAATAAGTTCTCAAAGGCATATCTTTTTTAGACTCGGGATGGTTATCATTCCATGTGTAAATGGTAGTCCTCTCATTCTCGATGTTGTTAATTAATACGCCCTCTGCAAGGGATAGTAAGTCGGCACGAATTTCGTAACCGGATTTTGCTTGATTTGCCATATTTTCCTCCTGTGTGTATGTGTGTATATGACTGCATCTTAATGATGCCTTATATTTAGTTCGCTAAAAAAAAGGTCTCCGAAGAGACCTTTTCTCAAATCAATATTGATTTTACAGAATGTTAGTAACTTTAACTTTTCTGTAGTATTGGTTTGTTCCATCGGAAGCAAGACCGTTAGCAGGTGTTGACCCAACAAATGGGTTAGAAACCATGCCGTATCTTGTTTTAAATCCGATTTTTGGTTGGAAAGTATTCTCACCAACTGCACGAACCATTTGTAATGGAACGTAAGGACAATAGAACATACCAGCGTCATAAGGATTACTTCCTCTATAACCAACTGTTAAGTAGTTTGCACCAGCATAAGGGTCGATGTAAACTTTAACTCTTCCGTTTAATAAACCAGCAAAAGTATTACCAGTATCATCAACGTTTAAGTTGGTATTTAAAGCAGGTGCGTAATCTAATACTCCTGCCATTGAAAGAGCAGATGCTACGTCTGAAGAACATAGGATAAAGTTACCTTTTCCTCTTCTTGTTTCTTTAGCAATTTTGTTTGATTCTCTTTCGATTTGGAATAATAAACCTTTAAACTTCTCTACAGACCATCTACCGTTAGCATCAACGTCTAAGTTGAAAGTACCTGCACTTGCAGTGTCAGCTGCACCAGTTTTTGCCTGGTTGTTGACTTCTCTTACAACTTCTCTGTTGATTTCAGCAAGAATTTCTGATGAAAGAATGTTTGCTAGTTCTGATTCTGCATCAAGACCGTGGATTGCTTTTAAGTCTTGTGCTAGTTCGAGTGTATACTCAGCTTTTAATGCTCTGGAAACTGCTGTTACTGTTGATTTCTCAATTGTGAATGACATCTCGTTAAATTCGTTAGATGTAGCATCACCAAGTGCTTCAGCAGAAGCTGTACTCATACCTGTGTTAGTTGCGTTTTCATACGCACTAGAACTTGCGAAAGGGTCTCCTTCTGGGTCAGCGTCAACACCATCAGTACCGTTAGGACCTGCAGAAGCAGATTCTCCAGTTCTTGGTTCGTTAACACCTAATGCCTCAGATTGGTCTTCTCTACCACCACTTGGGTAGTCGTTGTATCTTGCTTTCATAGCGAAGATAAGACCAGTAGGACCTGTCATAGGTTGAACACCGCAAATGTCGTATGCAACGAGATTTGGCATAGCACGTCTTACTAATGAAATTAGGATTGGGTCCCAATTAGCAATAGCAGACGAACCAGTAGCATTTAAAGGTGCAGCTTCAGAAAGAGCTGCTCTTTCTTCTTTAAGAGCATTCTCTTGGTTTTCTAAAATAACTGCTGTAACCGCTTTCTTGTAGTTATCCTCAATGCTAGGCAATTCGGAATGTTCTAGAATAGGCGACCACTTTTCTTGTAAGTTTTCTGATAAAAACATTGTTATTTCCTTTAAATATTATTTAAGTTTATTAATTGCTTCCATATACTGTGCCATTTCTGGGTCAACAACTCTTTCAGTAGATTCTACATCAAAAGTTCCTGTTCCTTCTTCGACTACAGTCTCTTCAGCGATAGTCTCACCATCAATTGGAAAGTATGCTTCTTTCAACTCAGCGACTTTATCACTAAAGTCATCTGTGTCTGTGAAGTCTACACCTTTTGATAATGATACCAATTTCTCTTGTTGTGACTCAGATAAGTCTTTACAGGCTTCTCTGACCACGTTGTCTCTTTTGAGAGTATCTAACTCTTCAGTGATTTCCATATTCTTGGACACTTCACCGTCAAGTTTTTCTTCCATCTCATCGAGACGATTTGCGAGTTCGTCCATAACATTGTACTTATCTTCTGGTACTTCAACATAGTGTTCTGTGAACAATGTTTTTAGTCCATCGATAAAGTTCTCAGTCATTTCAGACCTCAAACCCCTTTCAATTGCGAGTTCGTTTTCTTTCGTCCACTCTTCAGCACAATATGTTAGATACTTGTCAACTGCTTCCGCGAGGTCACCTTTGATAGTGTCTATTGAGGTTTTTAATGATTCTTCATGTTCCTTTTGTAAGGACTCTTTGATTTCTTCGACTTTAGATGAAACTGCTGCCTTGAATATGGTTTTTGCCTTTTCTGTATTTTCTTCAGAAAGTTCAAGTGCTTCTGAGATTTTAGATAGGTCGTCTTCCACTTCCATCTCGACTAGGTCAGACTCAACTTCTACAGATTCTTCGACTTCTTTCTCGTCTTCATCTTCTTCGTCTTCGTCTTCCTCTTCTTCTTTTTTCACCTTTTTTTCGTCTTCTTTGTCTTCTTTTTCTTCAAAGAAAGCCTTAGATGACTCTTCAACGTCTTCCTCATCTTTTTTCTTCATGAGTTCTACGATGTTTCTTGCAATTTCTGCCTTGCTTAAGGATTCGTCAACCTCTTCTTCGTCATCAGACACTTTGTTATACATTGCCTGAAGTGACTCTTTATCCATTCCTTTCATTGCGTTGACCATTGCCTTAATCATTTCCATCTTTGAAGGTTTTTCTTCTTCAGAATCGTCTTCTTCAGAAACTTTCTTTAATTTTGGTTGAGGTTCAGCCTTTGAAGCACCTTTCTTTTGAGGGTCGGAACTATTTTCTTTAGAACCACCTTCGGCACTTTTAACTGAAGCCACGGCTTTGTCAACAGGATTTTCTTCAGGTTTGACGACTTCACCTTTTCCACTTTCAATTGAAGCGGCGTCTGATGAACCTTGCTTGACAGGTTTTTGGTCACCCTTCTCTGCTTTAGCATCTGGCTGCTCGACTTTCTCGTCAAGTACCTCTGCTACTGCTTGAGATAGTGTTTTTTCTAAATCTGACATGTTTTCTCCTGTTAGGGTATTATATTTAAAATACTCTTTTATTTATAACTTATAAGTTCTCTACGAACTTACTCCATACTTTAAGTTTGGTTTCTTCGAGTTTATTTAGTTTTGCGACCTGAATCTCTTTTTTCATTTGCTCAACTTCTTGCGCCCTTAGAATACCGTTTTCATAAATCCATTCTACTCCTTCCATGATGCCTTCTACGAATGCCTCTGGAGCAGATGGGTCTGCGACTATGTCACCTGCTGTTGCAAGTTGAAAGTCACTTTTAACTACTTGGGCGCCACCTTTTTGTTCTAGGGAACCTAGACCTCTAGATGAAACACCAAGTTTTGCACCATCATCAATCAAGTTTCTCACTATCTGTCCGTTTGGTGTTGATAAAATCTTTGCTCTTCCCACATAGTTATTACCGTCTGCTTCTAGTTTGGTAATCATGTGAGATACTTTGTCTAAATTGATTGTCGGTCCTTCAGGATGTCCTAATTCACCGAATGCTCTGTCTTTCTCGACAAACTCTTTGACATATCTTTGTACTTCTTTATCCATAACTTCTTTTGGATAGATACGTCCATTTCTGTTTTTGATTTGCGACTGCATGAAGATACCTTCAATAAAGTATTCTTTTTGTCCTTTCTCGTTTTCCTCAACGATAACAGGTTCTATTGCATAGTCGTTAAATTCAGATATTAATTTCATTTATTGCTCCTAAAATTTCTTCTTTAGAGATGTCTTCTTCACTCATTTGCAACATAACTTTTTTGACATTCTTCATTTCTTTTTCTGCTGATTTTAAATCTTTATATGTACCTACTTCTATTTCATCTAAGTAGACATGTATTTTCTTTCGTCTGTCCTCAGCATAGACAACCGAAACTGTTTTACCAGATACTTTCTCAACTTCTCTTTTGACCTCTTTTTGGTCTTTAGGAAGTTTAAGTTTTGCTTCGTTTAACTCAGCTGTTATCTGTTTCCAAGTCTTCATCTGCTTGTTTATCCATCCAAGTTGTTGATGTTTCTACTCTTTTCATGTCAACAACTTCAGCAGTTTTATTTTTCATCAATTCGAATGCTGTTTCTTTAGCATCGTTGAATTTACCTGCCTCTATTTGGTCTATAAATTGTTTACTATCGCTCATAATTAAAAGTCATCTCCTTCAAATTCGTCTTCACCTTCGTCTCCCATCTCTTCTTTCTCTTGTGCAATTTCTTGTTGCATAAGTTCATCATCTTGGTCTGTTAGACGTAAGACGTTAGTCTTAATATATTTTTGAGAGAAGTACTTACCTAAGTATTCTTCTGCTTGACTTAGTAAATCAAGTCTTTCTCTCATTATTTCTCCTTCTTTTAGTTCAGAGAAATGATTATCAGTAGAGAAATCGTATCGGATAAAATCTTTTATCTTATCGAACTCTTCACCTTTCATGATGTTTTTTAACACCAATTGTGTTCTAAGCAAGTCTGTAAAACATCTAGCAAACTTCATTTGCAATCTCTTCACAAACTTATTAAATTTAAGTTCATCTCTAGAAATCTCTGAAGCACGACCCATGTTAAATCCATTGTCTGCTTCCATTCTAGATGAAGGAACATTTAATGAACGATATAACTTCTTCTTAAAGTATTCTATATCGTCAATATCTGCCAAGTTTTGTCCACCAGGCAGAGTAGTAATCTCTGTCCCTCTTCCACCTTCTCTTCTAGGTAACCAGAAGTCTTCAAGCATCGACATGTGTTTTCTGTCGTCCTTGATTTCGCCAGTGTCTGAGTTATAAACAAGTTTATTTCTATACTTATTCATAACATCTGCCAAGTATTGTTCTGCTTTTGCTTTTGGCAAGTTACCAACATCAATGTAGAAGATTCTTCTTTCTGGTGCCCTTGATATTCTGTAGATAACAAGTGCATCTTCCATCATTGATAACTGATTTGCAGTCTTCAATGCTTTGTGCAAATATCCGATTACAACGTTCTTTGTGTAATCTAACATTCCTGAAGTAGTGTAACTCACTGCCTCAGGTGCTATTTTAAGAGTTGCACCTTCATTGGCACCACTCTTATCAAAACCTTTGTCGTTGAAGACATAAAATTCTTCAACTTTCTTAATCTTTTCTATTTTGGATTTTGGGTCTTTCTCTTTCTCTACGTTACGTACTTTCTTAATTTTAAGAGGGTCGATGTTTCGAATGTCGACCATACCCTTTTGAATGTTTTTAGAGTCAACGACTTTATGAAAGTAAATTCTTCCGTCAACATACCACTTTCTGAATATTTCGTGTGAGTTCTGATTGAACTTCATCAAAGATAGAATATGATTGAACTCATCAAGCATCTTGTTTTTAATGCTTTCTGTTGCCTCAACATCTCTCAAATCAAGTGATACGATTCTATCTTGGGTATCAGAGACAACACACTCATTGATAATATCCTCAATAGCGGCATCACATTCAGGTACTAATGATGTTTCACGATATCTTGTGATGAGATTCGCTTCATTCTTAATCCCACCTTCCATATCGACATATTGTCCATATGCACCACCTGAAATGAATCCTGCTTGTTGTTGTATAACAGCAGTACCATCATCGATGGCAGGTGCGACAAAAGAAGGAGCGGACTTCTTCTCTACATCTATTTCTCTTAACTCGTCTTTCTTACGAGATATTTCAAACCCAAAAATTTCCATAATAATATTTATAGCACCTTATTAGAGGTGCTATTTAAAACTAAATTAAACGACTCTAGTCCAGTGTGAGTATTGGAATTCAACATCGAATGTCTCCAAGGCGTCGGTGTTTTCATAACTTAAGTCAATCGCACCAATACTTGTTGGGAACATGTTGAAGAATTCATATCTTGCTAACACTGAATCATCTTTATTTAATTGTTCTACAAATGCTCTGTCTACAAGATAGTCTAATGAAGTAATACCTTCACCTGAATCTAACTCTTGTATGTCTGTCTGCCATGCTTCTAAGGCACTTCTTGCTGAGAACTCTACATCGTTAATTATTGTTACTGTCCAAGGTTCAAATGTTCTGTCACCTGCTAGTTTTAAAACATGTCCTCTGAACGGTTGTTCAATTACACCAACCTGAGCGGCAGGAATCTGAGCAGCCTGACATAGAAATTCTATTTTGTCACCACTTCTTGGTAGAAAAACTCTGAATCTATTTGCTCTAGGTCCACCCCCTAAGAGTTGTGCTTTAAATTGGTCTATAGTTGCCATTTATTTCTCCTTAAACTGCTCCGTATAACTCTTCAAACTCAACACCACTTCTAGATGCTACAAAGTTTAAAGTGATAAAGTTGATTGATTTTGCAGGTTTAATGAAGATAGAACATACAAACTCATTTCTATCTATAACTGAATCAGTGTTGTTTGTTTCGTCACAAACTACTGAGAAGTCTACTAAACCTCGTCTGTTCTTAACATCTCTTAAGAATGGTTCCACAGCACTTCTGAATTGAGCCCTTGTGAATGCATCATTGAATTCAAACAATTGTGCTTTAGCGGCAAGTGCCACTGCTCTTTCTAATACTATGAATAATCTTCTTACGTTAATTCTGTCGAATGCACTTGGAACTGTTAATGCAGTCTTATCACCAAATAACACTGTACCTTGTCCAGGGAATGTTACGATTGGATTAATTCTAGCACGATATAGTTCATCTCTTGATGCTTTCTTAGGATTGAATGCAAGTTTTGTGATTCCAAGATATTGACCTCTTGAGAAACCAGCAGGTGAATACCATGGGTCTTGAAGTAAATCACTTCTTGCCATTAGACCAGCAGTATGTCCATTTCCTGGGACCCATACAAACTTATCGTTGTATCTATCGTACTGGTATATCCAACCACTGTCAAGAACTGCATATGAACTTGAAGTTACACTTGCATAATCTGCCTTAACGTTAGTTAATTGTGTTGATTCTGAAGATTCATGAACAATAGATGCATGTCTTGGTGAGATAATTGCTAAACAATCCTTTCTTGCTTCAGCAATTTGAATTGCCTTATTTGCGATTGTGTTATGGTCTGCTAATAAATCTTGGTCAACACCTGAACCGTTATCAGTTCTTGTTGAACCGACTAAGATAAAGTCAATTGACTCTGTTTCTGAATCTGCAAAGAATGTGTCCATTGCAGTTTCGAAATGACTAGCAAGTTTGCTTCTACCATTAGCACCACCAGATAGTGAACTGTTCTTCACTTTTGAAGGTCTTAAGAATGCAGTTGTTTTTGATTCTTCTAATGTTCTGTCATCTGTTGCAGGTGTTACGATTTGAACATCGTGACCTGACCAGTAAACGTACTCTGATTCTCTTTCTAATACGTTTCTGTAGTAATTTGATTTTCCTTGAGCATCTTTACCGTCTGATGCCAATGACATGAAACCAAATGTTTCTAAAACTGTATGCTCAGTACCAGTGATTTGTCCATCTTCGTCAACTACAACTACGTGGACTTCATCGTTTGATGCGCCAACTAATGATGCTGATGCTGATGTTCCTGGTGCTTTGTCGAATAACTCATAGAATTCCCAATATCTATCAACTGATTCATCGTCTGCAACAGCGGCAGTTAGACCACCTGCTGTAGGTGTTCCTAGTGATGCAATTGTTAATGCGTTTGAACTAATTCCTGTTACTCTATATTTTGTGTCGTGACCTGCGAATTTAACGATATCTCTAACTACAAATTTTGTTCCATCGTCTACTGTAATTGTAGTATCGCCAGCGTCTGCGTTTGCATCGTTGACTGCATCAACTCCACTATGGAAGTATGCGTTTGATGAGGCACAAACTGATACTTTTAGTGAATTACCCAATGCTCCTGGATATTTTGCAATATACTTACCTACAGTTCCGTTAAGACTTCCGTCTTTATAGTTTTCTTCGTATTCGTCTTCATTCTTCAGTAGTGATGCAGTTGCACCTGAATCGTTTGCACTAAACAAACCGACTGTTGCCATTCTGACAACTTTCAGTGCTGAACCGTATCTTAAAAATGAGTCTGCTGTATAAAAGTCTTCAACTCCAGCATCTGTATTAGCAGGTTGATAAAACTCTTCTACTAATTCTAATCCGCTTGAAACTGTTTTTACTTTGTCAACAGGACCCCATTGAAATACACCAGCAAATGCCCCTACTGTAGAGGATACCGCTGGAACGACATTCGATAAATCAATTTCCTTGATTTCAATGCCTGGTGAAACTTGAAATGCCATACTTTTCTCCTGTTATTGTAAAAGTTCTACTGTTTTATTTATATAAATGAAAATTTCATTAACCTGCAAACCACCTATCACCATTTGTATCTACAAAGGTTTCTTCTTCTCTATAAGAGTCTCCAAAGACTCCTGGAGGTAATAAGTCGTCCTCTATCATTTTTTGTTGTTCTGAATAGAGTAAATCTTTTACTTGTGTTTCTGTAAGATTATAAAAGAAATCTGTTGTAATGAACCATGAAAATAAAACTAAATTCATTACCATATCATCGTTATAACCTTTATCAGCTTCGAATGATACACCTTTATTTATAAAGGTCATCAATTCCGTTATTGTTGCTCTGTCCACAACTGATAACTTGTTTTCTTCAAGTAACTCTTTCATTGTTGAGCAACCAATTCTCTTAATCTTTCGAGTCATAGTTACTCCAATGTCATCTGCTTTTGTCATTCCTTGAACAAAGACATTTGGATATTCTATATCATAATGTAGTTGTGTTGCAACCATAGACCCCTCTGCATTATTTTCTATTATTACCAATGCATCATTATAAGGTCTACAGTACTTATTTAGTAAATCTGGATATAGCATAGGACTTACTGTATTGTCTCTGTAAGTGCATACCTGCTTAAATGGTTTGACTGATACATCAAATATACTAAAGGTTGAATAGTCTAGTCCACGACCCTTAGAAACGTCTACAGTGCATACGTATTGATGTTTCTCTTTGGGTTTTTCATAAACATTTACACAATCTTTAGAGTATTGAGGAGTTTCTGTCATCATACCCAATAATGTTTCTGAATTAATCAGTGTATTACCTGTGCCTAAAAAACTATTACCATACTCTTGCTCGAATTGAGCTTCAGAAGTGTTAGCAATCGTCTGTTCTTTCCATGCATCATCTCTGCCAGGAACATCATACCAATTAATTAAGAATGATTTATACTCAGAGTTACCATGAACTGCTGACTCGTATATCTTATGGAACATATTACCAACACCATTTGCAGTAGATGTAATAATAACTTTCGAATCTTTACCAGATGTGATTACAGGATATGTTGCAGTATAGAATGTCTCTGCATCTTCTACGAATGCAAACTCATCGAGATACAACATGTTAATTGACATACCACGAATCGATGATGATGATGTTGCCGCGGCAACAACTTTACTATCATTGCCAAATTCTATATTACCTTTGTTCAGTATCTTTACACCCGGTTGTAAAAAGAATGGAACAGACTCTAACATCGTTACGATACGTGCAATCATCTCTCTTGCGATTGCACCTTTGTTAGCAAGAACGGCCACTGTAACTTCTGGATTGAATAATAGATACCATAAGAGATATGCACAAGATGTAATAGACTTACCACTCTGACGTGATGCAAGAACTACACTAAATCTATTTTTATCGTAATGTCTAATGAGCTCTTCCTGATAACCACGAAGTTCAAAAGGTACCATGCCTTCATCAAGTGAGATGATTTGTGTATATGTTTCTATGAAATGAATAGGGTCTTTAGTGCATTTAATATATTCTTGCATCTCCTCATCTGTATATGAGGTTTCTACACCAGCACGTTTGACTTGTGTATTACCTAAATATCCTTCGTTTTTAGCTTGCACTTCTTAATCCCCAATGAGATATAGGAATATGATTTGATAATTCATATTTGCCATCAAAAGATAACTTCCAACCTATAAAGTCATCAACTTTCATATACTTCAAATCCTTTATGTGTCCTGCCCATATTTCTTTTTTGTTATGTATTTCGTTTCTGTATATAGAGTTTCTTGTTAAATCACCATAATATTCTTGTAAAAATTCCCTAGAATGTTTACCATGAGATTCTAATTCTATATCTACCCACTCTGTTGTAGATTCTCCTTGTATACTTGACAACTCGACAATATTAGGGTATAATTTGTGTATAAATTTATTCTTCTTTGCGTATTCTACTAAATCTAATATGTGACCAACTTCAAGTTCTTTATCTCCTTCTTCATAGAAGTTTTTAAGAAATCTTTTCTCATTCCAAAACTCTGATGTTAACCATTCATGCAAATAGATATCACACTCTGGTAATTCTGCTTCTAATAAATCTGCATGTATATACTCTACAGTATCACCTAGTATCTCTTTCATTCTATGAATGAGTCTACCTCTTCTTTCTAAGGCATATACTTTCTTTGCACCATATTTAACTGCTAGATAACAGAGTATACCTGAACCTGCACCTAAATCTATTACTGTCTTATCTTTGACATTCTCAGATATCCAATTTTCGTATGCTGTGTTTCTCTGTGAATCTGTAAAACAATATGCAGTTTTAAAAAATCTTAATAAGTTCTCATTCTTTAACATTCTTTGATTTCAAAAATTTCTGTAGTTCAGAAGTGGAACCCACATATAAATGATTGTGTTGAGTTCCTATTTTTTGCTCGTCTTCCTTTTCTAAATCCTTTAATTTCTTTTGTATGTCTAAGAGTTTCTCGGCAGTATCTGATACAGTCTTAATTAACTGTCCTGCGACTTCGTATGCTCTTGGGTGTTCTGTTTCTTTGGATAGTTCTAAGATACCATCGATTGCATCTTGTCCTCTCTCTACGAGATTGTATAGATTCTCTCTGGCATATTTGTAATCATTCTCAATACTTTTACTGCGTTGAGGTTGCTTAACAACTGCTTTCGTTTCTTGCTTAATTTCTGTATCAACTTCTAACAGTTGATTTAATTTTTCGTCTACGTCCATAATTAACTTGCATCACTTGTCTTATCATCTGCGAATGTTGTGTTTGTACCATCATCAAAGAAGGATACTGTTTCAGCAACAACAAACGTATCATTTGGTTCTACAGAACCGACAAAGAATAATCTTGTCTTATCATTTATTGTTACTGCACTTGATAATACAAGCGATAACTTATTATCTGCTATACTACTAATTGTTGGATTAGTAGATAATCCTGTATTGAAGACTTCATCTCCAGTACTAATGTTAGTATTTATAGCAGTATCAAAAGTGACTGTGGTGTTGTTTGATACAGCATTTGCAACTTCTGAGAATGCTGGTTCATAATGTTTAACTTCTTTGACAAGACCTGACTCGTCAATCTCGGTTGTTGTAAAGTTTGCCTGACCATCATTAACATATGTTCTTTCAATAACATTTTTAATAATTTGACCGGTGTATACAGGACCAAAGAAGTATGTTTTCATAGTAAAGTCTAATGTATATTCTATGACTCTTCTATCTTCTAAACCGCCTTCAAACTCATCTGAAAAACTAATACTATTTAATACGATTGGCACATCTCTGTTGTCTGACATGTCATCAATCATTTTCATTGTGACTGTATATTCTGGTTGAAAATATGGTAATATCTGTTCTACAATTTGTAATGCATCGGTCATATTCTTTGCAAGAATTGACAATGTAAAATTCAAATCATATGGTGCTGGTTGATATTGAAACTTTCTATCTGTTGAATTTGCTTCCGTTGTTGTCTTTTGATGTCTGATTAATTTGTTTTGTTGTCTTTGTGAATCGTAATTGAAACCTTCTAATTGAAATGCCATTCTTGGTAAAGAAATAGCACTTCTACTTTTGTCTTGTAAATCTGGCTCTTCAGCTAATCTTTGTAAGAATTTTTGAGCAGGTCCATATGAAATTGGAACCATAGTTGTTGTAAGAATAGTTCCATCTGCCTTTGTTTTCTTAATCTGAATATTATTAAACAGAGTACCAAAGACTGATACACATCTCTTTATTGTTTCGTTATAAAAATAAGTACCGAACATTATGGTTCACCAAATGGATTAGTTTCTGATAAGTCTAAGAAATTTGAATCATTGTTTTCAAACTCTAGGTTATCTGCTTGTGGGTCATTTTCCATAGTCATCACGTCATCAATAGATTGAATTTCATATGATGCACTATTAATTGCACCGACTAGTGTATCACCTGCTTCTAGTGTTTGAACATTATCTTTAATCTTAAGTTTTCGTGTTGTTCCATCCCAAGATACAACTTCACCTGCTAATGCATCATTAAAGTTGACATTCTCGTTAACTGCAAAACTACCTGAACCAGAATCACTAAGTGTCATACTAATGACATATGCTTGTTGGTCTTCGATGACATCAACATCAACATTACCTGTATCGAAATCTTCTCCTGAGTATTCGAATAGTTCACATCTAAGTTTGAATACAAAGAGTTTACCTACTTGATAGAATGGGTCTTCATGTTCAACGAACTTAATTTCAAACATTGAATTAGTTAAAGGGAAGTAAATTAAATCTCCTTCATTAGGTCTTAAACTTGTTGCAAGATTAGAATCTAATGAGATAAATCTTTCCCATGTTCTTAATGAAAGGACAAAGGTTGCAGTATCACGTACTTCGATACCAAACTTAGATAATAAGTCTCCATCGCCTTCGAAACCATCTGTATTTTCAATATACATTTCAACACCATATGCATCACCAAATTTAGATTGTACATCTTCATTGAATATACTATCTTCTTCTACAATCTCTCTTGGTAGATAGAAAGTATCATGACCATAAAACCTCAATGATTCAACAACTAAATCTTCATACAATTGTTGTTCAGTGTTTACTGCATGATTAAAAAATACATTTGTCGGCATAATTAACCTATCATATCAAGTGGAAGCATATCGTGATTCAATCTTGCTTCCTCTTCAAGTCTTAAAATTTCTTCTTGTGCTTCCTGCTTCATTTGTGAGCCATCTAACTCGACACCACCAGGCAATTGAATACCAGAGAACTTACTTAGATTTTCTCCCCATTGATACTTTGTCAATGCAGTTGCGTATTTCTTCAACCACATATCATCATAAACATCTGAAAATGTTGTTGGGTCCATCTTTCTATAACATTCAATGATAATGTATTCACCTGCGTTAATGCTAGATAAATCCATATCCAGATACAATCTGTTCATATGCTGATTGAATCTAATTGGTTGTCTACCCACTAAAACGTGGTCGAGTAAATTTATGTGTTGTTGAACTTGTTCGTAATAAAGAATATTGGTTGATGTTAAATCGTATAAATCGTTCAGTCTTAGTTGATATCTCAAGTCAAACATATTCAGATTGTGTTTATCATTGAATGGGAATATGTTTAAAACTGAAATAACTGAATCTGGTAATACAACGTAATTCTGCTGTTCATGTACCTGTTGGTCACTATATGCATGTGTACCAGATGCACTCTCAGTAGTTGTCTCGTTAGTCTTCATTGTAGACAACTGGTCACTAGTAACTTGATGCTTTAGGTATACTTTTGTTGAACCATCGTAGTGGTATTGATAAAAATATTGCAGTGCTTCATCTACTCTATCATCTAACTGGTCATCATCAACGTTGATTTCCAACACTGGTGCACCAAGTTTTCTTTTGATATAATCTTTAAATTCTGCTTTTGTTGTTGGTTTTGCCATAATAGTATCCTGTCCTAATACTATTTATGTTAAAAATTAGTCTTGGAAATAAGTTTTGGTTTGAAGTCTGTCGAGTTTCTCATCAATTCGTTCCATTGTTTGAATGAGTTTCTCTAAATCTTTTTCTAATTCGTTTTTTGTGACATATTCTTTAGCAAGTTCTTCTCTTGTTTTATTGACTAAGATATCAAGTCTTTTTTGTTCTGCCAATAGTGAACGAACCAAAAATCCTGCTGGTATAACAATAATCGTTATAATAAAATCCCAAAGTAAATGTGGTTCTATAGTTATGCCTTCCATACATATATTTAGACTATAATGTCGCCGCTTTCGTCTACTTTGAATCTCAAACCAGGATATTTTATGTCTTTTCTGAAATCGTCTGAGTTAATTGCAACATCAAAATTAAATGATATACTATAACGTTCTTTGTTTGTGTAATTGGGTTCGACCATATGCATCAAACCACTAGGAAATAAATACACATCACCAGTCTTTGGTGAAACTTTCCAAGATTCTACTATTCTAGGTGTATTTGGAAAAGTTCCAACGACTTTATGATTTGTATCTATTGCACTAAAATCACCTTCAGTTCCATCTGCATCTATATACATGACTCCGGAGTAAAAGCAACCATTGTGTAGATGAGGTTTATTCCATGCACCACTGTCATTTATATTTGCCCATGAATTATGAAAATCTACAATCACATCTTTTTCATTTCTACCAAGAAATGGCATCATCTCAGTTCGTATCATTCTTTTAATTGACCTAATTGCTTTGACGAATATAGGATTACTCTCTATTTTATCTACTGATTGCCAACCACCACTGTTAGAAACAGCTCTACCAACAGGGTCATCTCTTCGCATTGCATCTATTTCATTCTTAAGTATACTAAAATACTCTGCATTCATTCCTTCTTCAATATGTTCATCTTCACCTAAATGATTTCTCTCGAAAACGAATGCTGGAAATAATATGTTAACTGACATCTTTATTCTCTTTGTGAAATGGGCATTCTGGTGGTGGATTTTCTTCTTCAGAATAAAATTGACCTTTCTCTTGCCAATATCCTTCATTTCTGTAAGGACCCATTTTGCTCATATCTTCTTCTCTTAATCCAGAATATTTATGATGTCTTCCCCAATCTGCAATTGACCTATTTTCATCTTCTAATGTATGCAATGATTCATTGTTAAACCAGTTTTTTGAACTACGCAATTGATAAGTTGCTGTCCAAGTATCTCTTTTGTATGGTATAATTTGACACATAGGTGTGCCCTTTTTAATTGTAAATGAATGATTAACTTTTGGATAGAAAATGATTTGAGAGTTATCTTGGTTGGTATTAAATTTATCAGTATCTATGATTCCTTGCCATGTTGCAAAGTATTTGTTTTGAAATAAAAATGGGTCTAGATAGAAACAAGAATAGCCAGGTGGAGTTTTTATGTTCCATGGATTTCTCATCTTAAATGCATCTTTCACTGGTGCATCTTGACCTAAATATTCGAATGAATTTAAATATTGATGACTTGGGTGAGATGGTGATGCTACTCTTGGCAAATCTTTTTCTCCCTCTTCTTTGAATTCTCTCGTAACACTTTGATTATCATACATTATAACATCTATATCTCTATTTGCTAAAACATACCAACCACTTTTTAACCAATCGTCCATAGCAGGACATGACCTTATTGTTTGCACATAGTCACCAGTAATATGCATACCGACCTTTGCTTTTTTCCACCAATCGGGAGATATAGATTTTGCTAAGACTGGTTTGAAGTCTCTTATTGTTTTTTCGTTATGTGCTATGAAATCTATTGTTGGCATATTTCAACCTCATCGCCTCTTAATACAATTGAACGTCTATCGGCATATCTTGCGTTTTCATTTGGCGCATCTGCACCATGTGGTATTCTTCCATCAAACATTAACAATCTATTAGGTTTGAATTCAACTTCTGCGATTTGATGATTTTGTATATGTTCATTACGTCCATCTAAACCTTGTTGATGGTCATCATAAAATCTCAATGTGCCACCCCAATTTGAATTCCAGAATGTATTATAATAATATAAAAATGATAGATTCCACGCATCTTCTTGTGGACAATCTGAATGAGTTGTTCCATGTAACCCTTGTGTTTGTGAATTCAAACCCATATATTGAAATCTAATCCATTTAAAACCAAAATCTGTTTGTATTCTTTCATTAAAAGCTTTTGCTAGATATAAAGACCTAAGACAATTTTTATCTTCTTCATCTCCTCGTAAGAAACTAGCACCCCAAAATTGATGATGAGGTAATCCTGTTGGACTATCTCCTCTTACTTCATTTCCTTTTGCCCAAATTGATGCCTTAGTGAAAGTATCATTAATAGAATGATGTATAGATGTTTCTAGGTAATCATCAATTACATAAATCTTTGTAAGTGGTAATTCGACAACGTGAAACGGTTTGTCGATGTATTCGACATCTAGTTTCATTAACCGATTAATGCTGGACGTGGTACAGGAAAATGGGCAGAATAATCTTGGAAAGGTTTTAGAACATCTTCTCTAGTATGTCTTATTTCTTCCATTACATTTATGTAAATGTTCCAGATTTGGTCATAATATTCTAACGTTCTTCTTGCATCTGACCTGAGAGGGTGATTAGAACCTTCACGAGCAGCTGCCATAACATCTACTAAATCTGAAAATCCATAAGACTGAATTTGTGAATTTACGTAATCATTACACAAATTTTCTAGTTCATTACTATACTGTTGATTTAATGATACTCCTTCTGGTGGTGCAGAATTTTCAATATACTGCTCAATAGCATCAATCTCTGTTTCATTCAGATTAATTTTTTGTTGATTATCAAAATCTTCACCATCTTTCCATTCTGTAATTTTAACTTCTATATCATCGTAAACAACAACATCAAAGTCAAAACCAAGATTTGGTTTATCAGTGTTTTCAAAGGTATATTCTAGTCCGTTCGGTTTTCTTATGACGAGATTACCGTTCTCATCGTATATAAACATATTCATAGTCACTCCATTATAATTTAAAATACTCTATTTGTCAAGCGATTTAGCTTTCAATCTATCGTAGATGTCTAACATATTTATTTCGCTTGTATCCATATCTTTTATCCAAGGACCACCTCTTGTGTAATGTATTGCAAATGCTCTTGGTTTCTCTTCGATTGTATCATAACCTTCTGTTATAATCCATCGTTCTGGTATCTCACTTATCTTATCTGTCCATTCAAATTGATGTAGATATTTTCCTGATTCTGTATTCACAACTTCTGGTGTGAGTTTTCTACAGTCTTCATGACCGTTATTGAATATCATCATGCTTGACCACAGTTTCTTAGGATAAGGAACATTTTTCTCACCATTGAATTTAGTTTCAATGATAGGTTTGTCGAACTTGTATTTAACACAAGCAATTGCATCATCAGTATTTAAAAAGTAAAATAATGGTAATATAGACTTTTGAAATATAAAATCATTATCAACAAAGATACTAAACCCCTCATAATTCTCCAGATAAGGGATTAGAAACCTACTATAAGTAAACTCTGTTGATTGATTTGCATACTCTCTAGTATACTCTGGTATCTTTGATACATCTAAAGGTTTGATATCAATGTCCCATTTACTCATAGCACCATGAACATCTCCACCTCCAAATCCTTGAATGATTGACTGTTTCATTATTTTGATAGAAGTATCAGTAAAGTCTCCATGTCTGCTATCATAACCCACATAAACGTTTACTCGTTTACCTTTTGACATCTCCATAACTTTTTTGTTATGTTCAAAAACATTGTCTCTAAAGTTTGGTTTGTTTGAAAGATTGTTTGTTCCTGTTGACGTTTCTATATAACCACCAGCAAAGTTAAACGATATGTTATTGTGTTCTGCATTTTTACTTTGAACATGTTCTATTTGCTTTTCAATAAACTCATCACAAGTGAGAGCGGGTGAATCAAATAAATCATACTTGTCATAGACTATAAATTCTAAGTCATCATCACTTAACATATCAAAAACACCTGACCTAATAGAACCAGGGTGAATTTGAAATCTGTAACCCTCATCGTAGTCACGTTTCATAACTCTTCCTTGAATTGGATTCCAGGCGCCTTGTTCTCTTATATCATTCAAAACCCAATGAGCTTTGGCTGCATGATAATAGATAGAATTAAGTGATTGCTCTGTATGGCCACCTTTTTCAACATCTGACTTTTCGAAATCACAATAATCTCTTATGTCATCATATTCATCTTTAGTGTTTTTGAAATCCATACTACCTTGACCAGGTATTATCTCTCTAGGTCTTTCTGTATATCCATAAGGTAAGAAATAATGATATGCGTATGCTTGAGATTGTAATGAATTAAAGTCTGATACTAGATAGGTACTTTTGTTTATCTTAGTATCTAATAATTTGTTTGCCTCTTCCCAACTTGCCCACTTAACACTATCGATGTGATTGTCCCAAACGTATTGTAATGTTTTATAGACCTGTGTCTCTTTGTAATCAATATCAATATTAAAATGACCAATGTAAACATGAACACGTTTACTGTCTTCTTGTTCTAATAACTTGGATTCAAAATCTTCTGGTGTTAAATTCGGATTCATAAAAGTTCATAATGTTGTTTACCTGAAAGTATTTATAACTGCTTTATGCAGTTATTGGAGATGCAGGCCATTGTTGCGATACTTCTCCGTCCCATCTTGCTTCAGGTGTTCTTCCTTGTGTTGCGTAAGTTGAAGGACTTCTATGTTGATATGTGAAAGGTGTTTGACCTTGTCTTGCATATGTAGAAGGACTTCTATGCTGATACGTGAATGGTGTTTGACCAGTTCTTTGATACGTAACAGGTTGTCTATGCTGATACGTGAATGGTGCTTGTGCATTACGTATATTAGGTTCTTGTTGACTTACAGGATTTCTGTATGTAAACGGTGACCTATGGTTATAAGTAAACGGTGACCTATGGTTATAAGTAAACGGTGACCTATGGTTATAAGTAAACGGTGCTTGATTGTTTCTAATATTAGGTTGTTGAGCAGAAACTGGGTTTCTATATGTAAATGGTGTTTGACCATTTCTAATATTAGGTTGTCTACCATTTACTGGACTTCTGTATGTGCCTGGTGACCTAAAGTTGTAAGTGAAAGGTTGTTGATAAGAAGTAGGTGTCTGAAATGTAAATGGTGAACCATAGTTATACGTAAACGGTAACTGATATCCTACAGGATTTCTATATGTAAATGGTGACCTATAGTTATAAGTGAAAGGTTGTCTAGCATTTGCAATATATGGATTTTGCGAAGATGCAGAAACCCTATACGTAAATGGCACACGATAACTAAATGAATATGCTACTACTGATTGACCTTGTGGCATTATTTATTACCTCTCATTATCTTTTTGCCTCGTTTCCTGTTCTTAGGTTATGAACTACTAACCCATCAACTATATAAGTGTGATTATCTGCCACTTCACTGACATTGTAAACTTCCATTTCAGAGTTTTCTGAAATAGATATGATTTCACTTCCTATTACGTCTTGTTTATCGAAATGGAGACAATCAGTTTCGTTCATAATTTTATCACCAACAATTATCTCGTGTGTATTAATACCTTCCATCCATGGGTGGTCTTCTACACATTTATCAACATTCATTGTTCCCCATTGACCGTTTGATAATAATAATGGGTGACCATCTGTTACATTTAAGATAGTTCCATCAGAGAATGCTACATCGTAGATTGGACATATTTTTGGAGTCATCATCAACTTAATCTCTTTCTGCTCTAATACTTTTAGATTTTCATTCCAAGACATTACTAAGTTTCCAACAATCAATGACTCTATTGGTGAATAAGTTCCATCTCCCATCATTACCATTGAACCAGCACTGAAGCAACCACCACCAAATCCTCCAGGGAATGTATCATACGGATATGGTTGTTGGAATGAACCTATTCCAATAACAGGTTGTTGTCCGTTTCTTGGCGATTGAACGATAGTAGGTTGTCTAGCATTATATGTAAATGGTGTTTGACCACTTCTAATATTAGGTTCTCTTCCATTTACTGGATTTCTGTATCCTCTCGGTGTTCTTGCATTTCTGATATTAGGTTGTTGAGCAGAACCTGGATTTCGATAAAGACCAGGACTTCTTCCATTTCTAATATGTGGTTCTTGATAATTTACAGGATTTCTATATGTAAATGGTGACCTATAGTTGTAAGTAAAAGGTTGTCTTCCATTTACTGGATTTCTATATGTAAATGGTGACCTATGATTATAAGTCGAAGGTTGTCTTGCATCTCTTATGTTTGGTTCTTGTGCTGACCTAATATTAGGTTCTTGTGCTGACCTAATATTTGGTTCTTGAGCAGAAACTGGATTCTGATATATTAATGGAGACCTATGTTGATAAGTAGAAGGTTGCCTACCTTGAGCAATGTAAGGACTTTGTGCATTCGCAATATAAGGATACGGTTGTTGTGCATCTCTAATTACAGGATTCTGTGCATTCGCAATGTAAGGATACGGTTGTTGTGCATCTCTTATAAATGGATTTTGTGCGTTTGCAATGTAAGGATAAGGTATCTGAGTTACTTCTTGACCTGAAGCATTATTCCATCCACTTGGAGTTTTGATGTAGATTTGGTCTACATCTTTCCATGTATTAGATGCTGTTTTTACCCATGCACCTCGAGTTGCGTTCCAACCCGTTGGTGTTTTTACCTTTTGTGAACCTGTCGCCATTTAATTTTCCAAAAATGTAAACTCTTATTTATTAAGAGTATAAAATCCATAAATCACCAACTGCACCGTCTGAACTACCTGGGGCAGAAGTTGATTGATATATATTCCTAGCAACACCACCACTATTTGATGCGTATGATGTTGATATTTGTGATGCTCTAAAGTTAGCATCTGTTAATGACAATGCACCAGTTGAAGCACCTGTCGCCGTTGTTGTTGCAACTACGAATCTGTCTTCACTTTCGTCCCAACCCATAAATGCGTTATCACCTGTTGAACCTCTTTCTAAAACTAGACCAAGGTCATTAGAGTTAGCACCTGTGTTACCAGACCCTAATTCGATTAATGCATCTTCGATTGTTGTGTTTGTCGCACTGTTGGTTACTGTTGAACCGTTAACTGTTAAGTTGCCTGATAATGTCAAGTTACCAAACTGAACATTACTTGTTGTAGCAACTGCCTGTCCAATACTTACTTCACCTGAACTTACTGAAACACCTGTTCCAGCAGTAATATGTGCTTGAACTTCTGAAGCACTTGGACCTGTGTATGTAATTACACCTGTTGATGAATTATATGCAAGTGAACCATCTCCGCCACTATCTGTTACACTGATAGCACCTCTGGCATCTGAATCTGCATATGCGGCAGAACCAGCAAGTGTTAATGTTCCTGCGGCGTCATCATAAGTTGCAGTGATATTTGAACCACCAACTATAAGGTCTGCAACTCTATCGTCAACTCTTTCGTTTGTGAAGTATAGATTTGAAGAACCTTCTCCTAATGAATCTGTATCTGCTAATACGGCATTAACTCTGGCGTCTGCTCTTGCGTTAGTAAAGTATAAATTACCTGAACCTTCTGAAACGTCATCTGTATCAAAACCTGAAAGTGAAACTGTAGCATCAATGGCACCATCGTTAGCATCATCATATGAGAATGAAATACCTGTATGTGAACCATTAGTTACAAACTGACCACCAGTAACATCTTGCACTCTTTCAGTTGTATGATAAAGGTTTGAACCTTCACTTAAGTTACCTGTGTCTTTTGTTGCTAATCTTGTATCGAATGCTGAGTTAACTCTTGCATCTGTATAGTAAAGATTTGTTGAACCTTCACTGACATCATCAGTATCACCTGAAAGTTCTGATAAAGCATCTTTACTTGCTACTTGTGATTCAACGAATGCTTTAACAGATTGCTGAGAAGGTATTTTAGTCGCACTGTTAGATGACATATCATCTTCATCAATCAATGCGTTTGTTATTCTAGCATCTGCTCTTGCGTTTGTGAAATATAAGTTTGTTGAACCTTCTGTAATTTCATCTGAATTATCTTTTGTTAAGATTTGAGAATCTACATATGCTTTAACTGATTGTTGAGATGGTATCGCAGTAGCACTGTCTGAAGACATATCATCTTCATCAGTGATTGGAACGTCAATAACGATTGTATCTGCACCGTCATTGTATGTTGCACTTGCACCACCTGTTGCACTGATTATTCCACCGATTTTATCTGCGATTGCTTCTTGAACAGCGGCACCTACTCCACTTGCTGTAACGTTACCTGAACTATCGATAACCTCTGTTGTACCTACTGTAAGACCGTTTTTGATTATGAAATTTTTAGATGACATTATAAACTTCCTCCGTCAATCTGTACATTTGCAAGGGTCTTAGAGGCAGAAGCGTTTGCTAAATGTGTATCTACTTTAGCAGTAGTAAAATATTGGTTTGTTGAACCTTCAGATAAATTATCCGTGTCTAATTCTGATATTGCAGATGCTTGGAGTTTACCTGAGGAATTTATCACTTCAGTCGAACCGACTGTTAATCCATATTCTATTACGAATGAATTTTGAGTTGCCATTTGTATCCTTGTTAGTAAATGTTAATTACAAGTATTTAGTAAATAGATATCTTTGTTTAGACATCTATTAAAATCTTTTTAAAAGAAATTTTAGTAGAATTCGTTGATGCTGGTGTAACTCTTAATCTGACACTTCCGCTTGACACATCTGTTGAGAATGTTGCAAGTTCGTCACTTCCACCTTGTAAGACTGTACCAAATTGAGACATACTTGATGAACTTCCATCATGTATTATATGCACTTCTGTTGTTTGATATTCACCACTTGTTGAATCAGACAACGTAACTGTATATTTTCCACCCCTAGAAGACGATGCTGAGAAAGTATCTAAGTTAGTAATAGATGTTGAGGTAGTTGTAATTGTTCCTCCATCTAAACCACTTCCTGATGGGTCAGCAAACGATAATGTTCCTGAACCATTTGTTGTTAAAACTTGCCCATTTGTTCCGTCTGTTGTAGGATATGTTATAGAAGAACCTGTAAGACTGTTGGTTGCTGTCAAAGTAGTTGCTGTTAAGTCACCTACTTGTAAGTCTGCATATGCATATCCTGTCCCACTTGTATTGACTACAGTAGTTGGTTCTGCTTCTAATCCGTCAAATAATTTCCATGTTGAATCACTTGCATCTCTGAATAATCCTGTATATTCACTGGCACCACCATCTGATAATCCGTCATTATAGTTTCCATAGAAACCAATGTCAAGTGTATCAGAAGAAGTATTTGCGTTTGCAAACTCCATCAACGAGTCTGCAACCGAAGTTGTTGTAGAGTTTACAGTAATCGTTGTACCATTTACAGTTAAATCACCTGTAATAGTTGCGTTACCATTAACAGATAAATCTTGTGCTGTCTCTAGTCCTAACTCTGCAAAAAATTTCTTTGTCGTTGCCATAATACTATTTATACAAAAAGAAAGGGGGACATAAAGTCCCCCTCTGCATATTATAAAAGTTAATTATGCGTCAACTGTTGTCCTATCGAACTTAATAACTGTTGATGATGTAGATGCTGGTGTGCAAAGTAATTGCACGTCTGAACCAGATATATCTGCATCAAAAGTTGCTAACGAATGTGACTTAAGTGTACCATATTGTGTCATTGTTACATCACTTCCATCATGAACTAACATGATTTCAGTTGAATGGAATTTACTGCCTTCTTTCATTGCGACAATATATCTTGCAGCTCTAAAGTCTGCATGAGCAAAAGTATCTAAAGCAAACTCATCGGTAGCAGTTTTAGTTGCATTACCTCTTTGTTTGTTTTTGTCTTTAGTTCTTTTTGTTGTTTCAATTTCATCAGTTGATGTGTTGTATTTGAAGACACGAATTAACTCTGCAATTTCAAATGCTTTTGTTTTAGCCATTATTCATATCCTCCTTATGACATTCTGATTTGGAAAGTATCCACTGTTGTGTTCGTATTGGCAGGTGTTACGAGTAATCTCATATTACCTGAATCAATATCTGAACTCAGTGAAAACAAACTTGAACTTGAATAAACATCGCCGTATTGTACGAAGTATGAATTCGTTCCATTGTTAATTAGTAACACTTCTGCTGAATGAGTTCCAGCGGAAGCATGTGTGGCACATATTATATACTTAATAGCCTTATTTGCTATTCCGTTTGAAGATAACACTTGGTCAGCTGTTGTTGCTGATAAAGTACTTGCAGTATAATACCCTTGAATTAAATTCTGAGTATCAGTGATTGCAACTACTTCGACAACATCACCTGATATTGCGTTTTCTGTAAGAGTAATAACACTTGAACTTGTTGTGGTATAGTCTGAACCAGCAACAAGTTTTACACCGTTGATATACACTTGTTCTGTACCTGCTTGGTAAGTAAGTGTATTACTATCATCATCTGCACCACTGATTGCAGTGCCTGTTGATGTAATAGAGAATGTAAATGTTTCTACTCCTGATGATGGTAAGGTTGAGAACCCTAAAGTTCCACTACCATTAGTGGTCAATGCTTGACCACTAGACCCATCACTTGTTGGAAAGGTTATAGCATCGTTAACAGTAAGAGATGAAGGATTAGTCCCAATCTCAACTACAGCTGCACTACCATCATTTTTCTCAGTATATAATCTACCGTGATATGTGTTGATAGCAAGTTCCCCTAGTGATAAATCACTAGTTGCAGGAACAGAATTCTCAGTTGAACTCCTTTTAAATTGTATTACTGTTGCCATTTTTGCCTCTCAGTTTAGTTAGTATATTAGAATGAACCACCGTCTATTGCTGTGATTGTAACTGCACCACTTGAAACTGTGAAGTTGTCTGCTGAGAAAGAAGCAATACCTTTATTAGAAGTTGTTGCATCTTCACCAGCGATTGTCACTGTACCTGAAGAGTATGATGCGTCCATACCTTCTCCAGCTGCGACAATAACAGCACCTAAGTTAGAATCAGTACCAACTTCAGCGGCGATTGTGATTGAACCGTCAGCATTAGTAACATCGATACCTTCACCAGCAGTTAAAGTTGCTAGTTCCATATCACCATTACTTCCGTTACCTACTAATAACTCACCAGCTGCTGGAGCAGAACCGTCTATAGATGTGATTGAACCACTTAAAGCGAGACCAGTACCTTCGATACCACCGAATGCTACATTACCAGCACTTCCTGAGAAGACTGAAGATGTATCTGTTGCATCTTGGATAAATGTAAATTTCCCTGTTGAATCGTCCATACCAAAGAAACCGACTTTAGCATCTGAACCATTATGCCATGCAAATTTAATACCTCTATCTAAGTTATCATCTGAACTTGATTCACCTAATTCGAAAATAGGGTCATCAATTGATACTGTTGTTGAGTTTACAGTTGTTGTAGTACCATTAACAGTTAAGTTTCCTGAAACTGTTAAGTTACCTGTGGCTGCAATGTTTGTTGATGTAATATCGTCCGATGTAAGTGTTCCGTCAACGTCTACGTTGTTAAATGTTACGTTGTCTGTTGTTCCAACTGCCTGACCGATTGCAAAAGTTACTGCTTGGTTAGCTGCAGAAGTTGTTACACCTGTTCCACCAGTGAAAGTGATTGATTGTGAGTCTAAGTCGACTGCACCTGTTCCACTATCAGCGGCGACATCTAAGTCTTGTGCTGTAACTTGTGAATCAACATATGCTTTAACAGATTGCTGAGAAGGAACTTTGACTGCTGAATCAGATGACATGTCATCTTCGTCAACTAAGAAGTCAATTTTTCCTATTGTAACATTGCTATCTGCAATCATAGCTGTTTCAACAGCGTCATTTGCGATTGTGACTGCACCACTTGATGCCATAGTCACGTCACCACTCAATGCTACGTTGTCGAATGAATCACTTCCGTCATGTACAAGAATATGTCCTGCTGAAGGTGATGAAATATCTGAGTCTGAAGCACCTGCTAGTGTTGATGTTGTTGATAAGAATGATAAAGTACCACTGCCGTCTGTTCCTAATACTTGGTTTGCACTACCGTCTGCTGAAGGTAATGTAAAAGTAATATTAGAACCAATTGTATCGGCAGCCTTAAGTGCGACATAGTTTGAACCATTGTCTGAATCTTCTCTAAGTTGAATCTCTGCACCTGCTGTTGCACCATTACCAACAATTAAGTTTGCTGGAGTTGGCGAAGCACCATCGATGATATCGGTGTAATATTTACCACCAACTTCATGGATTACTGCGTTAGAAGAAGAATCTACTGATTCTATAAACAATTTAGCACTGGCACCGTCATTCGTTCTATCCTGTACGTATGCTAATTCGCCTTCACTTAGGTCAGAGACCGTAGGCGCCGTTGCTCCCGTACTTCTTTTAATTTGAATTACTGTTGCCATTTTTATTTCCTATAAAAATTAATTAATTAATGTTATTTGACCCTGCACTATTCGAGTCCTGATATATAATGTAAAAATTCTATCCTCTCACTATGAGGGTCGATACCTTCACTGGTCGGTATCCTTGATTGTATGAATATTTATACGACTAAAACGTTCCACCATCCAGAACAGTTGTAGTTGTCCATTTATCTGATTCAGCATCGTATGAAAGTAAACCGTCGTCTGTTTCTGATGCATTTACATCTGCAAGTTCGTTGATTGATTTTGCAGAAAGATTTACATTTGATGATGAATTACCAATCGCAACTTGCTTTGCACGAATGTTGCCTTGACCACCAACTCTTCCACCAATAGTTGCTACTCTTGATACTGTACCTTTTATTGCCATAATTTACCTCGTTACTCCTGGAGTTACGATTGCTTGACCTTCTACAACTCTTGTAACTTGTCCACCAGAGCTTTCTATATTTAAATCGTAAACATATCTACCTGCACCTAGTCCTGCAGTAACTGTATCACTCAATGTTAATGTAACTTGTCCGTTTGATGCAGATATAGATGTGCCAAATGTTGCACTCACACTTGAAGAAGAATATGTTTTTCTTATTTGTGCTGATGCAGTATAACCATCAAGGTCTAAAACACTACCATCTGTATCTGTAACATCTACAGTAACTGAAAAGTCTGTACCTTGGTCAATAAATAAGTTTGCGATAATAGCCATACAACTATTTATACGATTTGTTAGTTATTAAATTGTGCTGTTGGGACTGATTGATGTATTTTCTCTACAGTTGAAGAATCTTTTTTGACATATATCTCGTCCATCTTCGTTACACCTTGTGCTTCTTTGACGTAAACACCCTT